AATACTGTTGCACCTCTAATCAGCCATGGAACACGATTAAATTGCAACGCTCCGAATCCGTCCAGAGTGAGTTAGACATCTGCTGAGAAAATCTCCCAGCTGACCTGCTAACTGTACTTTTAAAAAATGGCGTCCCCTAGGGGGTTCGAACCCCTGTTACCGCCGTGAAAGGGCGGTGTCCTAGGCCACTAGACGAATGGGACATTGTTCGGCTATTATAACAAAAAGGATCTGGTCTGTCAATAGATCTTTTCTACTAAAATGGTAATTTCTCCAATAGAACTTCGTACCATGATTGCCCAATCGAACACATCAACATGTACAGTATCATACTGGTAATCTTTGGTGATCTCTTCTGCGGCACGATCTATTGCCCGTTCTGCGTCACCGTACACACAGATTAATCCGCCTGTGTGATCGTATAATATATATGCATTATCTACGTCCGTGTCTTCCGAGAATAAACCTGTTGGAAGTTCTGCATAATCGATTGTCATTAGTATTCCTCTTTATAGAAAATGTGATCACCAATCCTACCTATAAGTCTCATCTTTTCGTGGTAACTCCACGTTGGATTTACATAGTCAGCATGGTAATGCGTAGATCCTTCTGTTAAACCATTATGCTTAGTATAGTACATCATGTCATGTGCAATATCTTTTGCACGTAACCAAGAGTATGTTTCTAACGGTTCATCAGAGAGACCGTCACAATACCAACTAAACTGGCACTTATTCTTCCTTGGTATTTCTAGACCTCTATCGAGGCCCCACTGACTATATACCGCTTGCTTTACAACACCACATATCGTTGATGGGTATCGTCTATCCTGTACTCTATTTAGAGTAACGTCTGCAACTGAATACTGACCGGCAAGACTTTCGCTTCTTGCCTCATGGTATATATTCATTGCGAGACATTCAAGTTCTCTTTCGTCTTGGATATTAGGGGTTTCTGCATGAACAAAAGTAATGTAACCTAAAAAGGCAAGCATAGAAATCGAGATATATAAACGCACCATAAAGTTCTCCTAAGATTAAAGAGCTATTATACACTTATTGGGGGAAGATGTCAAACAGTTTTTCGCAAAAGTTTTAGAAGTTTATCTAATTTCTTTTGTTGTTTGGGGGTGGGATTGTCACCTACCTTAGATAGTAGGAGAGCATATTCTTTAGCGAGATTCGACTGGTAGTTCATTGTAGTTCCTCTGTGTTAGAGTGTCATTATACTACAATGAACTTCCCTTGTCAATAATTTCTTAGCGAGTTTTATTTTTCTTTTCTGCGGCAATCCACTTCTTAGACTTGGCATTAGTTACCGGAGACTGAGTAAATTTTGTTACGTCTTTGTATGCACGAAGAGTTTCGGCAGTCCAGTCTTTACCATCTGAGTTATCGACAACTAGAAAGTTCTTCTTACCGAACAAGGTCTGGAATGCACCTATGTTGTTTTGGATCTCTTGCCAATATTCTTTGACCATATCATCAGGTAGTTTTCTCGCTCTTGCGCGATTTCTAGCCATAGCAGTTTCTAGGTCAGTGTTGACGAATATCATCGCAACATCATATCCAATCTTTTTAAGGTCTTTTGCTTGGGTCTTCATCTTTTCAAGATTCTTACCAGTACCGTCGATGACTAATCCTAACCGACCTTTAATATACATCTCCAGTCTAGTTTTAGTTATTGCAGTAGCCTTACCTCGAAGTTCTTGACCTTTAATAGAAAAGATATTCTCAGGACTCATTTCTAGTCCTGCTTTCTTTAGTCCTGCTTCGAACGCATCGTCAGAATTACTTACTCTATAACCCATAGAGGTTAATCCAGTCTTACCGACTATGAAAGACTTACCTGATCCAGGCCCGCCTGCAAGAAAGACTGCTTTGAAGATTGCAGGGTCGTTGACCCCTTCGTTCAGGAAGGTTTTAAAAGTTTTCACTTTTCATTAGTCCATGATTGAAATATTTGCATAGCAGCTTCAATGAGTTCAGCCTTCTTAGTTGGCATACGCCCCGTTGATTCTCCCAATTTTGATTTGTTTTCTTTAACATATACTTTTAATTGAGCAACAGTCATTTTAGAAAACATACCCCTTTGCACAGCAATGCTTTCAGCGTGGCGATCTACCACAGGCGTTGATGGCTTTACTGGGGTAGTACTTTTACCAGTTGACCCAGTGCTAGATTTTTTACTAATAACAATAAATGCTACTATGACTAAAATGATACCTACTAAAATTACGTTATCGCTCATTACATTACTCCAAAGTTATATTATACTGTTATATTTATACGTTTTGTTGACTCGACTTAATGAAAGACTCAAGTAATTCGTTCGCAAACACTACTTGGGTCTTTTCGCCCGGATGTCCGTGTGGTTTCATATCATCCAGTTCCTGGCAAAGACTGTATAGATCTATACCCTTACCCATTCCAATTCGACTAGTGTCTTTTAAACTACCAATAGAATCTTTTAACCATTTACTATACTCCGGTATAGAGGCTATAAGATCTTTATCTAACAATGGAGCAGTATCTTTAAATCCGGGCGCGTCTGTCAAGATGGCCATGATATTAGACCAGTTTCTTGTATGGAAAACACCTTGGATTAATTTTATCCCAACTGCATCACATATGACCTCAAGTGCCTTCATCATACTGAGAGTGTGCATGATATCTGTCTTAGAATCATATGCAGTACCATACCACTTTTTCATACTAGCTCTTTTTTTCTGGCAGTATATTAAATCAGTACGCAATTCTGAGTACTGTGTGACATCGTTCTGTCTACCAATCTTAACTTCACGATCCGGTGGCATATACTCTACGATCTCTGCACGTTGCCATGCAGACCACATAACTACTAGATGAGTCACCTTACCTCGATTGTCATCATTATGAAGGAAGTCTGTAACTTCCCTAAAGATCTTATCGTTACAGGCACCACATATACCACGGTTCACATAGTCAATACCTAGTTTCCTAGCAAGTATTGAAGTGAAAGTCCGTCCCCAGTGAGTAGGGGGATCTTGGTCAAATCCTTCTAACTCATCCCCCCATACAAAACTACATCCAGCAGTTAATAACATTATTTAAACAACTCCTCGTAAAGTTCAAAAACCTCGTTCGTCTCAGTGCGAGCCTCTTCTAGGTTTCGTTTATGAAATATGTTAGCGATCTTACGGAATTGTTTTTTATCAATCTCGTACTTCTCAGCAGTAACATCAACGATGTCTTTCATCAGTTCTTTCTCTGCGTCGATACGTAACATGCTATCTGACATCTCTCGTACCGCAGCTGCGACTTTTTCTTTATCCGGCCCAATCATTATGACACCACCAAGTTTATTCCACTAGTTGCTTCAGTCCACGCATCAGAAAATGCTTGGTTCGTCTTAGTACATAATACATACTGCTGAAACAAAACAGTATCAGGATTTTCTTCACTGGTCATACATACACCACGAGCAAAACCAATACCCTGTTCACCAGTAATCAACATACGTGGGTCTTTTAGAGTTACCGTACCATCGGCACTAAAGTTATCTAACCTCCCAACATACTCACCGCTCACTGTCACTACTGTTACTACATCATTAGTCTTCATTATTCACTCTCTATATCATCAATTAACATATCACGCATTGCTCTCGCTTGCGCATCTTCGGGGTTGTTCACATTGCCACCATTAACAAACTTGTAGGCTAGTGTGATTCTCTGACACCCTGCATAAGCAGCATGCCAAAAATGTAAATCTTCTTCTTCTCTCGAACCAAAGTAATAGTGTCTGCATTGCCAGCCAGGCACATCATGGATACGAGTAATTTGATCAGTCTTCTTATCGTAGTATTCGAAATACCCTTCTCCGGTTTCTGACCACGTAAACAATACTTGATACGCACTCGCATCATAATTGTTATGCCAACCAACAAAACCGCCTGGCGGATAGTATGAAAGTAATGCGGATGTGTGTGCACCAATGTCTGCAGCGAAGTCGTATTTGACCTTCTGCATAAACGCACCCCACATTTCCTTATCCGCACGAACCATTTTAGATATAGGTTGTGCAAAGTATCTGTCAGGCGGCCCTACTAGTTCAGGATATCTGGAGAGACAATCGTCTAAGTATAAACGAGAAGTGTAGTAGTCGCCTTTAGTGATATCACTGCGCTCATGATACGTCCAGTACTTCTCATCGTTATAAGATGGTTTAGACAACATCTCATCAGAAAATCCATTCAGGACACTCAAAATTTCTTTATTACGAATTACAACTTCACTCATGACTAGTAATCGCCTTCCTCATATTTTTCATTAGCACGTTTCAAAGCATCGTCACTGACTGCTCCCATTTCTATCAGGTAGGTAACCGCTGCGGAAATTCCTTCCTGTCTTCCCATTTTTTTACCTATTATATTAGCAACAAACATAAGACATAATACAAATATGGTATGTGTGAGTGGATCCATTATAGATTCCTTATAAAGTAAAACCTTCAAACTTCTCTGCGGAAATTCGTTGGCCTGAGTTAGAGTTATCAAAAACTGGGCCATGATCTACTTCTTTATTTAGTGGTGAATCGTTTTGATCCACATCAAACAACCTCATCTTACTACGGTCAATACCTACCACAAATCTCTGGTGGGCATTGGGATCACCGTATCGGTTCTTCAATTGTTTGACTAATATCTGTCCATTAGCAGTTAGTTCATCATTACTAATGAGTGCAAACATCAAGTCAGTTGTCGCTGGCAGTCCAAACGATTCAGAGGTATCCTCTAGACCAACATCGTCGTTAGAGTATCCAGAGCGAGTAGTCTGGGTGGCAGATACCACCGGAACATTGAACTCTACAGCAAGTCCACGCAATTCTTCAGCAATAGACTTAATATATGTATATGAGTTGATAGACCCACCCATGGCTTTCATACGAGCAGACGAACATATGTTTAGGTAATCGATAAAGATTATGTCCGCTGTGAACTTCTTCTTTAGTTTCAACTCGTTAAGTAAAGCACGGAAGTGAGACGCGTTTGCCGCACCAGTCGGGTATTCTTTAATGATCAACTTACCATTAGTCTTATCAGCAATACCCTTAACACGATCTGTGAACATATCTTTGCTGAGATTTCCTAACTGGTCGATAGGGACATTCAGTAAGTTAGCATCGATTCTTTCTGCGATACGTTCTTCGGACATCTCCATCGTAATATACAATACATTCTTTCCTTGAGTAAGTGCGGCCGCTGAGGCATGACACATAAACAGAGATTTACCAACACCAGTACCAGCAAGTGCGACGGTAAGCGTCTTATTAGGAAGACCACCCTTAGTAATACGGTTGAAGTAA